TAAAAGCTTTTTCAGGCTTACAAAGAAATTTTGGTGTAGCAGATCTATCGCAAACAACTATAGATCCTTCTACAGGCAAAGCTAAACCCGTATATAAATGGGTACATAGAGCTATTACAAAAAATGATTACTTAGAACATTTAAGTGGATCTACCTCTATAGGTATTCAACCGTGTGATGACCAAGGTATGGCAAGATTTGGTGCCATTGATATAGATGATAAACAACATAGCTATAAAGATTTTCCTTTTAAAAAATATTTAGATATTATTCAAAAATACAAACTACCTTTAGTCCCTATTAAATCTAAAAGTGGTGGAATGCATTTATATGTATTTCTAAAAGAACCTATCAAAGCTGCTACTATAAGAAATTTTTTAGAGAAATTATTGTTTGCTTTAAAACTTCCAACTAACATAGAGATATATCCTAAACAAACAGAACTTGGAAAAGACTCTGATGGTAAATACATTGATGGACAATTTATAAATATTCCTTACTACAACAAAACAGAACGAACAGCTTTTAATTTTGATGGAGTCCCTTTTACTTTTGATCAATTTGTACAAGTTATTGATGCTAATACTTATACAGCAGATGAACTAGAAGAATTTGGTATTACTCATATGAAAGAAATACTAAGTGGGGGAAGTGAAGAATTTTCTGATGGTCCTCCTTGTTTAGGTATACTAACAAAAGAAAAACTTAGTGATGGCCGAGATAGATTTTTATATAACTACGCAGTATTTGCTAAAAAGAAATACCCAGATAATTGGGAAGAGATGGTTAAAGCAGCTCCAACTAAATATTTTCAAACAAATGCGCAAGGTATTTTAGATTGGACAGAAGAAAAAACTAAAAAGAAACTAGCCTCTTGGAAAAGAGAGATGAAGGGACATACTTGTAATGAAGATCCTATCCAACCCGTTTGTGTAAAGGCAGAATGTAAACATAGAAGATTTGGATACTTATCAGATAAAAGAAAAGTGTTTCCTCCTTTAACTGGTTTACAAAAAATAAATTATCCAGAACCTGAATATACTTTTAACGTTACTGTAGGTGAGAGTACAAAAGAAGTTAGAGCAAAGACTATAAAACAAATTATTATTCAAGATGAACTTAGAGCTATCATTGGTAACTCAGCAGGAATTGTACCTCCAAAAGTAAAACAAGATTCTTTTCAAGATATATTAGATGGTTTATTTCCACCTAAATTAATTACATCTCCACCAAAAGGAACTACTCCTGAAGAACTATTAGATGAATATTTAATTGCTTATCTTAAAGGTCCTAAAGCAGAAAACTATGCTGCATTTAAAAGTGGTGCAACTTTAATTGATGGTGATGAAGCTTTCTTTACTTATAATAATTTTTATAACTCATTGAAGAATAAAGAATGGAAAGAAAAAAGAGATAGAACAGCAGAGATGATGCAAACTTTATTTAAAGCAGAGTTTGCTATTAAGAAAAGATTTCCTAAAAAAGATGGAAACGAGGATAGTAAATATCCTGCCGTATCTGTGGTTAAGATACCTATTCAATCTAGAGATCTAAGTGTAACTAAAGGTGAGATAATACCTCTTAAATCTAAAGAGGATATATATTAATGATTACAAAGATTTTTGGTCCTCCAGGTACAGGTAAAACAACAACTTTATTAAATCACGTTAAAAACTTTATTTTAAATGAAAAGATAGATCCCAAAAAAATAGGCTACTTTGCGTTTACAAAGAAAGCAGCTAGGGAAGCTAAAGAAAGATTATTAGAAGATAAAGAAGTATCTCATTTATTAAGTAAAGATGACTTACAAAATTTTAGAACACTACATTCTTTTGCCTTCCAAACTATTGGTATGAGCGAAGATAGAGTAATGCAATCCGAACATTACGAACAAATAGGTAGAGATTTAAATTTAAGAGTTACTGACGGTGGAGATGAAAGTGGTTATTTAAGTTTTAATAGTGAATACTTTAAACTTATTAATAAAGCTAGAGTAAAAAATATTTCAGTAGAAGAAGAGTTTAACTCCAATGAATGGAGTAGAGAAATAGATTATGAAACACTTGGACATATTTATTTGAATTATAATAATTTTAAAAAAAATAATACCTTATATGACTTTAATGATATGATTGATTTGTTTGTTAAAAAGAAAAACGATTGCCAAGAATTAGAATATATTTTTATTGATGAAGCCCAAGATCTATCACCTATCCAATGGAACATGTTTGATGTTTTAAAAACAAAATGTAAACATTTATTTTTAGCAGGAGACGATGACCAAGCTATATTTGCTTGGGCGGGTGCTGATGTTAAAAGATTTTTAAATGAACCTGCAGATGAAATAGTATTAGATCAATCAGAAAGAGTTCCTCTATCTGTACAGAATCTTTCAAATGTTATCTTAAGTAGAATTAAAACAAGGAAAGAGAAAAACTATCTAGCTAAAAAAGGAAACGAAGGTAAGGTAGAATATATTTATGATACAGATAATCTAGATCTAACTAAAGATAGGTGGTTAATTTTAACAAGAACAACTTATCGAAGAGATAAAATTTGTAAACAGCTTAGAGAAAAAAGTATGTATTATAAAACAAAATACGGAAAAAGTTATGATGCAAAATTATATAAATGTATATTAAAATGGGGAGAACTTACAAAAGGTAATACTATAACAATATCTGATTGTAAGGATGTATTTGATTATCTAGCTAAAGATTTTCCTGAAAGTGAATTAAAAAATAAATCAGATGTTACTATAGAAGATATTTGTTATTCTAAAAAAGATATATGGTATCAAGTTTTTGTTAACGCAGATCAAGAAGAATGTTTCTACATAAGAACAATGTTAGGAAACAAAGAAAAATTATCAGACGAACCTAGAATAGAAGTATCAACCATTCACGGAGCAAAAGGTGGAGAAGAAGATAATGTTATTTTAGTTTTAGATAATACCAAAAAAATAAGAGACTCAGTAGAGTTAAATCAAGACAAAGAGGATGAGGAGCATAGAGTTTGGTATGTAGGAGCAACTCGATCTAAACATAATCTATATGTCTTAAAACCAGCAAAAGAAAGGTACGGTTATCAACTATGACGGATAGTAGTATATTCAAAGATCTAGAACCACAAGAAAAGCAAATAGGAGGAAAACATTACAAAAATTTTCACATTCAACCTTATGAATTTATTTCAAAAAATAATCTTTCGTTCTTCCAAGGGAACGTTATAAAATATGTGTGTAGATATCTTACAAAAAATGGTATAGAAGATCTAGAAAAGATAATACATTATTGCGAATTAGAAATTAAGAAATTAAAAGATATGAAAAGGAAAAAGAAATGAGAGTACCTTTATTTACAGCACAGACTGAATGGATTGAACCTGAAGAATATCCTGATTTACGTCAATATGAAGAAATAGCAGTCGACTTAGAAACAAGAGATCCTGATCTTAAAAAGAAAGGATCTGGAGCAGTTATTGGTAATGGTGAAGTTGTAGGTATAGCTGTAGCTGTACCTGGAAGAAAGTTTTATTTTCCAATTGCTCACGGCTCAGGACCTAATATGGATCGAAAGAAAACTTTAGAATGGTTCAAAGATATAATGGCAACAAATGCTATAAAAATATTTCACAATGCAATGTACGATGTATGTTGGATTAAAGCTATGGGTATTAAAATAAATGGTTTGATTGTTGATACAATGATTGCAGCTTCCTTAGTAGATGAAAATAGATTTCAATATTCTTTAAACTCTGTTTCTTGGGATTACTTAGGCCATGGTAAAAATGAACAAGCTTTAAATCAAGAGGCTAAGTCTAGAGGACTAGATCCAAAAGCAGATATGTGGCAACTACCGGCAATGCACGTTGGAGCTTATGCAGAAAAAGATGCAGAGTTAACTTTAGAATTATGGCAAGCATTTAAAAAAGAAATTATACATCAAGATATAGAATCTATATTTAATCTTGAGACAGATCTTTTCCCTTGTTTAGTTGATATGAAATTTAAAGGGGTTCGTGTCGATATCGAACGAGCTCATAAATTGAAACAACAACTATGTACACAAGAAGAGCAATTAATGTACCAAGTAAAAGAAGAAACAGGTATAGATGTGCAAATATGGGCAGCAAGATCGATAGCCAAAGTTTTTGACAAACTTGCTTTGCCTTATGAAAGAACCGAAAAATCACAGTCACCCTCCTTTACTAAAAACTTTTTACAAGAACATAATAATCCATTAGTACAGAAAATAGCAAAAGCTAGAGAAATAAACAAGGCTCATACGACATTTATTGATACGATTATAAGGTACGAAAACAAAGGCCGAATACATGCAGATATAAATCAAATTAGATCTGATCAAGGTGGTACAGTTACGGGGAGGTTTTCTTACTCAAATCCGAATCTTCAGCAACTACCTGCAAGAAACAAGGATCTAGGACCTATGATTAGATCTTTATTTTTACCTGAAGAAGGATGTACTTGGGGTTGTTTTGATTACTCTCAACAAGAACCAAGGCTCGTTGTTCACTATGCAGCCTTACATAATTTTCCTTCAGTCTATGATGTTGTTGATTCTTATAAAGATGATGTTAATACAGACTTCCACAAGACTGTAGCTGAAATGGCTAACATACCAAGATCACAAGCTAAAACAATTAACTTAGGATTATTCTATGGTATGGGTAAAGCAAAACTACAAGCTGAGTTAGGTGTATCAAAAGAAAAAGCTGCAGAATTGTTTGAGCAGTATCACGCTAAAGTACCTTTTGTTAAACAGTTGATGAGTAGCGCATCTAATAGAGCTCAAGAACGTGGTCAAATTAGAACTTTACTTGGTAGACTTTGTAGGTTTCATCTATGGGAACCGAATCAATTTGGTATGCACAAAGCCTTGCCTCATGAAGAAGCACTACAGGAACACGGACCAGGGATTAAAAGAGCTTATACTTACAAATCTTTAAATAAATTAATACAAGGATCTGCAGCAGATATGACAAAAAAATCTATGTTAGAATTATATAAAGAAGGTATTGTAGCTCATATACAAATTCACGACGAATTAGATGTTTCAGTTGAGTCTGAAAAGCACGCTAAAAAAATTGTTGAAATTATGGAAAATGCTGTTAGTTTGGAAGTCCCTAACAAAGTTGACTATGAGTCGGGGTCAACATGGGGAGATATTTATGACTAACTATGGCTTATTTAAACGCAAACATACCTGTAACATATGCACAAATTAAGAGAGAATATTTATACGATCTTAAAAAGCATCATGGAGAAGTTGAAGACTGTATTATCTTCGGCCTTACAGCTATTACTGGGCGTGCTATACTCTTTCACTGTATTATGGAGAGTGGTGCAGTATTTTATCGCCTCCCTATTAGCGCGTTTATTCAACGGGGTTTTAAGGCAGATGAAGTACCACGAAGACGACTTGATGAACTTCAGCTTTGGAATTCTTTTAGTTACTATCCTGCTGTTACTTCTTGGGATATCTTGGACGGACAATCCGGCAAGTACATAGGCAAAGACAAAAAATGGCACAGTGGTGCTTACTTATTTACTGTTGATTTTGCACACCCAGAGAGTAATATATTAGATACCGATCATTCGGAAATACCGCACGAACATAAGTGCGCTCACATACTTGCTTTAGACGACGGCAATTATGCAGCACAACCTAACAATAGACTAATTTGGGACATACCATCTTTTACAGTTAAAGATGAGATTCCAGATTGGAAGGTACAAACGAATGAGTGGAATGTAGAAGATAGTAGGAAGTGGCAAACAGAAGACACAGACAACTTCTTTTACGAAATTGAGGAGAAAAAAAATGATTAAAAAAATATGGAATAAAATTAAAGGTCTATATGACAAATGGGTCAACTGGATCTTTAAAGGTTTTTATAAGTAATGAAAAAAACAAAAAGTAAATTAGAGTGGTTTAAGAAAAATATTGTAATTGTTCCTGTTGTGGCAGCAATCATAGCCGGAACATTTACATCGGTTAGATATGTATTATCTTTAACAGATACTATTACAGCTAACCAAGAAACTATTTTTAAGATGGAGTCTAAAATAACTAACTCCACAGCAGATATTAACGACCTTAAACAAAGACTGTCAGCAGCAGAAGCAACATGGTCTATGGCAGAAAATTTATATAGACAACTAGCAGACACAGTGAGGGATCATACCTATGACCTTAAAGACCTTACGAGATAATTTATTATGGATCGCATTCTTTCTTTGCGTTGCCACTTATGCGCAAGCAAGAAATGATTATCTAAATGACTACGGAACTTGTGAAAGAGGCCATTG